ATGGTGTTTTCTATGGGGGGTAGGGGGGGCTTTCCTAAATCAAGTTGCCCGACAGGGCAATAAGATATATAACTAAATAATATTAGATAGTTCTTTTATCTTGAGTATCCTATCCTCTGTAAAAGAACTATCTAACTTAAGATAGGAGATCAATGATAAAATTAGATAATTACGAATTACCAGAACATATTTCGTATTCAGCTTTCACAACTTATTTAACTTGTGGTTGGCAGTATTACCTAGGTAGATTACTTAAACTAGAAGAAGCACCATCTGTTTGGTCTGCCGGAGGCAGAGCTTTCCATCACGCTACAGAATTATGGGACTTAGAAAATGAGTAATGCTTTATGGGATAAGGCTTGGTTATTAGAAACCAAAGATCTTAATTTAGAGACAGCTCGCAAAGCTGGCAGGGCTACTATTGCTAATCCTAATAAAGAAGATGGCAATTGGTGGAACACCCAAGGATCTATTTGGGTTGATAACTATATTTTGTGGCGAAAGAATAACCCTACTTGGAAGATATGGACTACACCTCAGGGTGCTAGGGCTATAGAGTTACAACTTAATCCAGTCATAGCTGGTGTAACAATCAAAATGATTATTGATAGGATCTTTGAGGTTGATGGCGAACTTGTAATCGTAGATCTTAAGACCTCAGCTAGGCGACCTACCTCTGACCTACAACTTGGTTTCTATAAGGTTGGGCTTGAACAAGCCCTAGGTATAGAGATAAACACAGGTAACTACTGGATGTCAAGGGAGTCAGGTACTGGGGATATGATTGACCTAAGTAGATATAATTTAGACACGCTAGAATATTTTGCAGAAGGCTTTGATAAGGCTCGTAAGGCTGGTATATTTCTTCCTAACCTATCAAGTTGCAATTTCTGTGGACTCACAGAACATTGTCAATTTACAGCGAAGGAAAAATAATATGGCAAACGAAGACTGGAAACTACAAGTTTCCTACAAAACTGGCACGGGAGATATGATAAATATCCGTGCTCACACAGCCGAAGAGCTTAGTGTTCTTCTTGAGGGAGTAAGTGATTACTCTACTCAGATTGCTGCGACATCTCGGATGGTGTCAGGTAATTATGTTGCATCCCCTTTGGCGACAGTTGGTTTAACTCCCGCCACTACGCAAACTCCTATCTCAACAACCTCCCCGACAGGGGAAGTATCGCCTACCTGCCTTCACGGGGGCAGAAAATATATGTCGGGGGTTTCAAAGAAAAACGGTAAACCCTACAAGATGTGGGTATGTCCACAACCACAGGGTGCCGATCAGTGTCAACCAGTTGGTGCATAAATAAATAGAGTTGGTAGGAAGGTAGTTTCTTAGTTTGGGGATAAACTAGCAGACAACTTTCCTACCACCATTAAGATAGGAAATTAATGAGAACCCTTGTTCGTAGCGTAGGCAGAAGTGATATCGGCGGAGAGCCACTACCTTCAGTATTTAAATCATTTGAAAGCAATAAAATAATATTACGCAGGGCAGAAGTTTCTATGTTAGCTGGAACTCCTGGAGTAGGTAAATCAACCCTTGCCCTAGCCTTAGCATTAAAGATGAAGGTTCCTACCTTATACATATCCGCTGACACTAATGCTCATACTATGGCTATGCGCCTAGCATCAATGATCTCAGGTAAAAATCAGACTGATGTAGAGCAGTTAATGAATAGTGATTATGGCTGGACTAAAGCTACCTTATCTAAAGGATCACACATTGTATGGTCATTTGAATCTAGTCCTAGCCTACAAGATATTGATGAAGAGGTACAAGCCTTTGAAGAATTATGGGGTTGCCCACCGGTGGCTATCTTTGTAGATAACCTAATGGATATCGCAACAGATGGCGGTGAAGAGTTCTCATCTATGAGAGCTATTATGAAAGAGTTAAAGTATTTAGCTAGGCATACTAACGCTGCAATTATTATTCTACACCATACATCAGAGGCTGTAATGGGAGATCCTTGTCAGCCACGATCTGCCCTACAGGGCAAAGTAGCACAATTACCTGCACTTATCTGTACACTAGGGGTCATAGGTACCTCAATGGCTGTGGCACCAGTAAAGAATAGATATGGAAGAGCAGATGCTAATGGTAATTTGTTATGCTGGTTATCTTTTAACCCTGAGTATATGTTTATGGATGATATCCCTGAGAACGGTTAAACAAATATGATGCAAGAAGAAAATGATATGACTCAAGAAATCCGTCAACTTGTTATGTTTGAAACAAAAGGTGAGATAGATAAAATTATTAATAAGCTAGAAGAGTTAAAGGTTGAGGTTAAAGATGAATGGACTGATGGTTTGAATATGGGTTTGGATTTAGCGATTAGTGCTCTTAGGAAAGATAAGAGTGGCATCACAGTCTCGCAAGCATAGAGGTTATCGTAGCCAGAAAGTAGTAGCCCAATACTTAGCAGTTAATGGATTTCCTTATGCAGAATCTACCGGTGCTGGTCGTATTGGGTCAGATATAACTGGCACCGTTGGCATAGATTGGGAAGTTAAAGCTAGGACTGGGTTTAATCCTGCTGCTGCTATCAAACAACTTAAGGAACGAGCTAAGAAAAAAGTTTTAGGTATAGTGTGTTTGCGCCTAAATGGTCAGGGCGAGAGTAGTATTGGTGAATGGGTATGTATCCTACGTTTAGAAGATATGGTCAATCTATTAAGAGAGGCTGGATACGGTGATCCGAAATGATAATGATCTACCAAGCATTAAAGAAATCCTTATACATTACGGGGCTAAGATTCGTATTACTCACGGACAAGTTTACCTACGCTGTCCTTTCCATTCGGACACGCATCAAAGCGGTAGTGCAAACATTGACAAAAATATCTTCATCTGTTTTGCGTGTGGTGTCCAAGGTAATAGTATCCAAGTAATATCTAAGTATGAAGGGGTTAGCTTAAATGAAGCAGAGCGCATTGCAGAAAGAATTGTTGGGACAGGCAGCGGAGAAGTACGCGGCAAACATTTATCAGGCGGAAGATTACCTAAAAAGCAGAGGCATACCTCAGGAAGTAGCGCGGCTGGCATCATTAGGCGTAGTCGTAGAGCCTGAAGTTGGACACGAAGCGTTTCAGGGAAGACTATCAATCCCCTATATTACAAAGTCTGGTGTTGTTGACTTGCGCTTTCGTTCTCTTAATCCTGCTGTAGAACCTAAGTATATGGGTATGACTGGTGCTGAAACCAAGATGTATAACGTATTAGATATTGAAAAAGCTGGAGATTGGATAGCGGTTTGTGAGGGTGAGCTAGATACTATAACTCTATCGGCTTGTGTTGGCATCCCTTGTATAGGTGTTCCTGGGGCTAATAGCTGGAAGAAACATTACACCCGATTACTTGCAGACTTTCAAAGAGTATTTGTATTTGCTGATGGAGATCAAGCTGGCACAGAGTTTGCCCGCAGTTTGGCAAGAGAGTTGCCTGTAACTATTGTACAATTCTCTGATGGTGATGATGTGAATAGCGCATACATAAAGCACGGTGCTGCTTACATAAAAGAGAAAGCGGGATTATGAATTATGATAAAAATAAAATCCCCAAGAATTACTGCAATGATTGTAAGGTTAAGTTTCCCAACTCTTTTGAGTTAGTAGGCCATTACTTAGATGATGATGAAGAAGAGTTTGATCCTTATCTAATCCTCCCCAATGATTACAGATTACATTTAGGATCTTTGCTTAGATTTTTTTACGATAGTGCAGACAACGCTGAACAGATTAAGTTAGTAACCCAGACAACATACCTATCCCTATACGCAGCAGATCAAGGCTACGATATATTAGATGAGATAGTCCAAGAGGTTGTAGTTACATCAGAGATGACTGACTTTGATAGCAGTTTAAAGAAGTTACTAGATGAGGAAAAACCAAATGAAGAAAGCGGAGAGTGAAGAGATATGGCAGATTATAACTCATCTGGAAAAGCAAGGTTTCCATATAACATCAACAAAGATAGTGAACAACAAACTAATACTACAGATCACAATCCCCCTGCTATCAACCCCGAATTCGTAATAGCTGTAAGTGAAACCTTTGATGAACTTAAGCAGTTACTCATCAAGAAACATCTTGATTACGGACCAAAGAATATATCTGAATCACCAGGCGGTCCGATCAATGGGCTTAGAGTGCGTATGCACGACAAGCTTGCCCGCATTAATAACCTAACTGATAGCGGTTCAACGCCTGAGTTTGAATCTCTTGAGGATTCATTTAAAGATATGGCTAACTATGCAATCATAGGCTTGCTTGTTCTGCGGCAGAAGTGGAATAAATGAAAGAACAAGAATTATTTGAATGGCTAAAGCAGTATCACTTCCCAGATTTAGAACACTCTCCTAATTCTTATGATGGATTTGATTGCTTAAGTGATGACTATAGAATGTTTATTGAATTAAAATCCCGCAATACTCATTACGATACTCTTTTACTTGAGAAGAAAAAGTATGACTACCTAATAGATAA